AGTCACAATCATGAGAACCGCAACCGTCACAATCCTTGATGCCTCCGATGTGCTCCAGCGCGCCCGCGCCATTCTCGCCGCTGGGCCATTAACTGGTACCTATGCGAGTTGCGGCCTCTACTGCCCTTGGTGTGCTATCGCGTGCGCAAAGAGCGCGCTTGACAATGAGCATCACACAACGGGCGATGGCCCGCTTGAGATAGCGCGTATGTGGCTGTGGCGCGATCGTGAAATGGACACGTACGTTATCTCACAAGAGCAGGCGCTTGAAGTCTTGGATCGCGCATTGGAGCTAGCACAATGACAAAACAGCCGCCACGACGCGAAGTGCTTGCGTTCCACTCCGCACGGGTCAAGTTTGCGGGCAATGTTCTTTATAGTGCGAACTGTCGTTCGTTCACAGAGAACGTTGCCGTATGCTTTCAGGCGCTATCGCTTCTGACCGGCCTATCTGTTGAGGAACTCGAACACAATACCGAAGGTATCACTATCGAGGCGTATCGCACAACCTAGTGTACTGATAACCTAACTGCTCCCATCGGGATTACTCGGAGGGCTTCCTAACGGAAGCCCTCTTTTTGTTTATGCAAAACGCCGCCCTAAAAGTGTTTTCCGATCGCGCCCGCGCCAGCGCCCTGGCCGTGCGTCGGCACCAGGACGCGCTGGGGCCGTCGCAGCAGCCTGCTGGGCCTGGCGCGCAGGCTGGTGGCCTCAGCCCAGCCATCGCCGCACGGGTCAAGGAGATCCTGGCCGCGAAGCAGAAGGGGAAAGCCAAGGCCGGCGGCAAGGGCAAAAAAGGCCCAGACCCGGCTAAGGCAAAAGCCAAAGCGGAACGAGAGAAAGCGGCGGCGGCCAAAAAGCAGGAGCGTGAGCAGGCGAGAGTTGAGCGCGCGGGCAAGCAGCTAAGCGCGGCGACAGCGCGGGAGACCGCCAAGCGGGAGCGCGTCGCCGCGCAAGCCAAGCGACAGGTCGCTCAGCAGAAGAAACTCAAGCAGGCTGCACAGGCCAAGCGTGCGAAAGGCAAAGCGAGCGCATCAGCCAAAACTGAACGGGCAAAGCAGGCGCAGGCCAAGCAAGCTACACGCACTCAGGCGGCTAAAGAGCGACTAGCGAAGGCGGCGTCCACGAAGCAGGAGCGCACCGCAGCCCAAGCAAAGAAGCAAGCCGAAGCCCAGGCTAAGCAGAAGCAGGCGGCGTCAGACCGCGCTGCGAAGCAGACCCAGGCCCAGCAGCATAAGACGCGCGTCCTCTCCGAAAAGATCAAGCGCGGTGAGAAGCTCAGCGCCAGCGATCAGGTGGACGCGGAGGACGCGGGGTTAGTGAAAAAAGCAGGAAAGGCACTCGATATGTCAGACGATCTCGCCATCAAAGCCGGCGCGCGGCACAGCAAACTGGATATGGATCATATTCAGGGTATCCACGATCACGCCGTTGCGGCAGGCGCGCAATGCGATCCGGGTGATGATGAGACGGGCGACGAAGCGGCGGGGAAGGCCATCAAGGGCATTATGGACAACCCGCAGTGGTACGCCTCGCACGAGTGCAACGACATCATGCAGGCGTCGAGCGCGCTTCAGACCCTTGCCATGCTGATCCAATCCGAACTCTCGGAAGAGGATGAGGACGACGCCGATATCTCGCAGTTGTGCGACGCGGCGGAGACGCTGCTGGAGTTTATCCAGGGGGAACTCAAGGAGCTTTCCAGCGCCGCGTCCGACGCCGCAGACGGCAAGACGGCGGGCGACGTGCCGATGGCGAAGGCGATCGGGGTGCGTGAGGATGTTAATCCGAAAGCGGGTGTGGCTGAGTACGGCAGCGTGGCGTTCGCCGATGCCAAGAATAAGAAATATCCGATCGACACGGAAGATCATATTCGTGCCGCCTGGAACTATATTAGCAAGGACGCGAACGCGGCGAAGTACGACCCCGACGAAGTCGCACAGATCAAGGCCAAGATTGTGTCGGCCTGGAAGAAGACGATCGACAAGGCCGGCCCGCCCAGTGCGGGCAAGGCCGTTGATGACGCCTGGCTGCATATCGACGGTGGCGCGATCAAGGCGGCGGATGGGGATACGATCGGGGGCTTGGCTGTGCTGTACGCCACCAAGAGCACGCACGATCTCGAAAAGGACTTCTACGACAAGGATACCGATCTGTGGTTGAACCATTGGGGATGGCCGCGCCCGATCACCTACCACCACGGCATGGACGCCGGCACACGCGACGATCCGGTGATCGGCCATTGGACGAAAGCCACGGTGACCGATGAGGGCGTGTGGCTGGAAGGCCAGCTTGACCGGGCGCACCGCTACTATAAGGCGGTCAAGGAGCTGGCGCGGCGCGGCTACCTCAAGATCAGCAGCGATAGCGGCCCGCAGTGGGTGATCCGCGAGCCGCAATCGAACGGCGCAAACTACATCAAGCGCTGGCCGCTCGTGACCGCGAGCGTCACCGTCACACCGATGGAGCCACGCATGTTCCCGGTGGAGGTCAAGGCATTCCTAGCCGAACTCGGCTATGAGGCAATAGAGAACGAGAGTCCAGAGGCGATCAAATCTGAGCTTGCGAGGCATGACGATGCACAGGCGAGTGATGAGCGAGCGCGGCGACTTCTCCTGGAGTTGGACATCTTACAACTGGAGGAAACCGCACTATGAGTGCAACACCGTCAACGGTTTCCGACTACACCCAGCTTGCCCGCGCGGCTATCCTCGCTGGCAATCTGGACGAAGCGGAAACCTATACGAAGCAGGCCAAAGCGGTCAAGGCGCTCGATGAGTTGACCCCCAAGGTTGACGCCGCAGCGCGCCCACAGTTTGGCACTGACGATTCGGTCAAGAAGCAGGGCGAACCCGACTATGTAGACTCGCCACACCTTGAGGTTAAGGCGGTCAACGCGGCCTATGTCATGAAGTTTGGCAAGGATCTGGATGAGGACGTTAAGCAGATCTACAAAGAACTGTACGGCACCTCAAACTACCCCATGCTGCGCGCCATGAAAATGGCCGATGTCAATCGTTATCTGCGGACGAACCGCTGCGATCCGAAGCTGGAGAAAATGGCGCTGCTCGCCCCTGAGCAGATCATGGCCGCGCTCGTGTCGGGCGTCCCGGTTTCGTCAGGCACCTACTCGATCAAGGCCACGCAGGTGGAGGCGCAGGACACCCTGGGTGGCGTGCTCGTCCCTGAAGAGATCAATCAGGAGTGGGTGCAGCGAGCGCCTGGTCTGACCGTCGTTCGCGCCCGCGCCCGCAAGTACAATACCAGCCGCGACGCCCTCTCATTCATCGTGCGCACGGGCGGCAACAAGAAGTACATCGGCGCGATCCGCTCGAAGATGACCTCGGAGAGCCCATCCGCCGGTTCGTACAACAGTAACGCAACATTCGGCAAGTTGGCCATCCCCGTGCATGTCAACTTGACCAAGGTCTTTACCAGCAAGTCCATGCTCGAGGACGCGGGCGTCGACATGTTGAAAGACGTGCTGATGCCAGAGTTCACGACCGAGGCCGCGCTGAACGAGGATCAGAAGTTCCTCACCGGCACGGGCGCAGACGAGCCGCAAGGTATCCTGAAGGACTTGACCACGGGCGGCCCATACAACGTCGATGTCTCTACGCAGAACAGCGGTGCAGCGGCGGCGATCACGTTCGACGCGCTGGTCAACATGCCGTTCAACCTGGCGGGACAGTACCGCCAGCGCAAGAGCGACAGCGTCGCCTTCGCCTTCACCTCAACGACCGCTGGCCTAATCTCACAACTGAAGGACGGCACGGGCCGCTATCTGTGGGCGGAGATGTACGGCAACAACGCGGTCGGTAACCCCGACACGCTGCGCGGCTGGACGTATGCCGAGACCGAGCAACTGCCCGAGGTGTCCGCGAACGCCTACCCGATCATTTTTGGTGATTGGACGGGCTACCGCATTGTGGATCGTATCGGCATGTCAGTGCAGCGGTACGATGATAGTGCGCTGGCCGATACGGACAGCGTCGCCTTCTACGTGCGTCGCCGCTTCGGCGGGCAGGTCGCCGAGGGCTACCGCTTCGTCACTATGAAGATCTCAACGTAGGAAAGGGGGTATCCAAATGGCTGTCAATATTCGCAACCTGTTCGAGGCCGCAAAGATCACCGTCTTTCCGACCGCTGCGGGTACCATCGTCAACGGCGCGGCGGGCGGCACCACGAACGGGGCCACCCTGGGCGAGTTCGAGTATCACTCGGTCGTCTACGCTGGCACATTCGCCAACAACGGCACGCTGAACGTGTACGCGATGACGAGCGCCAGCGGCTCGAACCCGTTCATCATTCGCAGTCTGCCGATCGGCTCGAACAACAGCGCGGCGATCGCCGTCGATGTGAAGTCAAGCGCGCTCGGCAGCCTCAACGCAGGCCAGGGATCGACCTACACCCACCTCGGGGCCATTGGCACCGTGGAGAGCGGCGGCACCTGGCGCGGGGCGCTGTTCATCATCTCGACGCACGCTCGTATCGCACCGCCCGGAACGACCGGCCTTGCGACCGGCGGCTACGGGACGTATCTCACGTAAAGGAGGATGGTCATGCCAGATGTAGGCAATACCCCAGTCCACATCCTCCAGGGCGGGAGCGTCATCGAGGTCGGGCCGTCCGGCACGGTTAATATCCTGGCCGGTGGCTCGATCCAAAACGCGGGCGGTCAGTCGTTCGCGGGCAGCGTCGCCGTTTCCGGCTCGCTGTCCGTAACGGGCGTGATCGGCGCACCGGCGATCACGCTGGGCGGCACCGCCGGCCGCTGGGCGTTCGGCACTGCGGGACTGGCGTCGGGCGTCGGCACGATCGCGACGGGGCTTACCACCGTGGTCAGCGCGCAGGCGAACGTCATTAGCGGTGTCCAGGGCGGCCTCGGCTCGATGAGCAGCGCGGTCTACGATGAGAGTTTGCGCGCGTCGGGGTCAGTGATTTTTCGTGGGCTGGCAGGAACGCTGGCGTTCACGGGGAGTAACGGCACGATTGCGTGGATCGCGCTTGGAAATTAGTGACGGATTTCACAACCTGGGATGTATTGAGCATCCCAGGTTGTGAGAGGACTAACGGCGTCGGTTTGTTTTTAGTTCAGGGTGGAGGCGATGATAGCGGGAATGTTCACCCATTGTCATCACTTCTAGGTTCTCAGGCCGGTTATCCGTAATATCACCGTTCTTGTGATGAACAACTTCGTTATCTGTTTCGAGATAGCGACCTAGTACTTGCTCCATCACATAGCGATGTTCGAGAATATAAGAGCCTACCGCATGCGGGTGATCTGGCATAAACAACAAGGTGTATCCAGCGGCGTCAAGAACGCGCCCGCCTTTCCAGCCGATCGCGTCGGGGCCGCGTCCTTGTTGCGACATTCGGGCGCTCATTTTGGCGCGTACCTCGGGTGTATGCTTTTCTCCATGGAACGGATTGTTTTTACCCTTGCGCGCCTCGCTCAGCTTGGCCTTGGTTGCGTCGCTTTGCTTGCGGTTCGTGGTGTTGCCTGGCTTGCGGCGTTCGCGGTTGTAGCGGTCAACTTCTTCGTGCGCGATCCGTTGCTTGCGGATACCAAAATTGACAGCAGAAAGCAGCCCGCGCTTGATATACTCACGCACGGTATTCTGTGTCAATCTCAGCAACTCGGCGGCTTCAGCGATGGTATAATAGAGGGGCATCACAACCTCCAATTGTGGTGTCGCGCCACGGCTGTTTGCGCAGCGCGTGGCTTTGTTATGCCTAATTATAGCATATCTAGCACAGGTGTGCAAGGATTATAACATATGGCGACAGACGCACAATTTCAACCACGGCTCGGCACGGCACTGGCGACGTTTACGCAGACAGGCACCTACAGCGCGCAGGTGCAACTGAGCGGGCGACTGGTCGCCCTCTACAGCGATAACTACCCCGCAGCGGCGGGGTCGATCGACTTCCGTGCGTCGTGGACACCGGGCGGCACGGGCTACAAGGTGCAGACGCCGGACGGCACGGTGCTGAAGCTCTCCGCGTTCGGCTCGGGCACGTACTACGGCATTGGCAACACGCCGATGTTTACGCAAGGACTGGGCTATGTCGGATTGCACATTGGCACGGCTGGCACGGCTGGCGTCGCGGCGGGCGGCACGATCGTGCTGATTACAGAGGCGCACTGATGTCACGGTACGCGGGAACCCCTCAGCTGGTCTCGTATCTCTTCGGCACGCTCACCACGGGCACGATCGGTGCGATCGGCGGCACGCTGACCCCGAGCGTGCTTCAATTGATGCAAGACTCGCTCGATGAGGCGGAAAGCGCGATCAACGACTATACACGGCGGCAGTTCGCTGGCACGGGGGGGACTACCTACTACAATCGTTTTTCGCAGCGCCTCGTGCAGCATCAGGCACTCTATCTTCAAGAGGATTTGTTCTCTCTCGTGTCGCTTACGAACGGGGACAGCACGACCATCCCGGTCGGCTCAGTGTGGCTGGAGCCGCGCAACGCAGGCCCACCCTACCGGCTGCTGCGCCTGCATTCGCCATACGTCTATGTGTGGAACACCGATTCGGATATCGTGGTCGCCGGCACGTTCGGGTTTAGCATCGTGCCACCGGCGGCGATCGCGCGTAGCACAGTGAGGCTCGCAGCCTACTACTACAGACTCAAAGACGTGGGGATAGGCGATGTGGCTGGTACAAACGACAGCGGTGAGGTCACGTATCCCAAAGGCATGCCCGATGATATCAAGCAACAGCTATCGCCGTATCGCTCCAAAACGGGCGGGGTCGTTTGACACATGTGATATACTACGGATGGGACGTTTTGGACGGCTCATGGTCGAGGTAGGCGAGTGACTGCAACGCACTCGCCTATTTTTTATCCGAAAGTGTCTTACGATGACTATCATCCCCGACCACCCAGACTATCAGGCATTTGCCGATCACATGACACACACCGGCACGGGCGTTATCGTAACCAGCATGGTCGTGTCCGATTCGTTGCTTGAGGAGAACGCATTCTTGACGAGCGAACACGAGCACGCCGCCCGCGCGTTCTACGATCGCCCTGATTGTGACTACCACTATCTAACGCCTGACGAGTACGAATACAGCCCCGGCCCGTTTGCGTATCGCTACACGCCGGGCGATTTGCCCGAAGGGGCGGAGCTTGTTATTGGGCGCGTGCGTGTGACCAGGAGAGCAACGCCATGAACATTCGCGCATTCGCCGACGCGCTCGACAGCGCATTCCACGGCTGGGGCAAACTGAACGCCTATCCGCGCGTCCCACTGCCCTATATCGAAGTGCTGGAGGAAGTCCAGGGGATGACAACCCCCTCCACGATGCACCTGCTCAATCTTGCCGTGCAGCACATGGACGCGAACGAGTGCTACATGGAGGTCGGCACATGGCGCGGGAGTACGCTGATTGGGGCGCTGCTTGGGAATGACGCCTTTGGGATCGCGATAGACGATGACACGATGAACGAGCACGACGGGGACACGCGCAGTAGCCAGCAGGTGTGGCGCGAGAACGTGGCGCGCTTTGGGCTTGCCGACCGTGTCGAGTATGTCGATTGCAGTGTGCCGGCTGTCTGGAGCGAGCTTGGGCTGCGCACACCGGCTGGCGTCTACCTGTTCGACGGCGACAAGAGCACAGAGGACGCCGCCTATGCAGGCCTGGTGGGGGCGCTGCCGTTCCTGGCCGATGAGGCGCTGATCTTTGTTGACGACGCGAACGAGATCGCCATCCGCATGGCCGTGCATAAGCTGGAGCGCGCCTACCCCGATAACGCGATCAAGATTATCGACATCCCCACACCGGGGAACTGCTGGCCGTGCTTTTGGAACGGGATCATGGTGATCGCGTGGAAAACCACTTGACAGGCGTGCTATAGTGTAAGACACGAACCTATATTCTCCCATCGGGGTAGCTCGGAGGGACACCGCAATCACGAGATTGCTGTGTCTCTTCTTTTATGTTGGAAACCCCCGCGCTGCGCTAACAGCCGGGAGTATGGCTCAAACCATATAGGGGGTTCAAGCAATGGACAGTGTAGCACAAAAAACATGTGGGCGATGTGGTGAAATATCGCCCGCGACAACGGAATTTTTTCCTAAGAACAAGAACTGTGCGGGCGGGCTGTTTCCATGGTGCAAGCCCTGCACACGAGTGTACCACAAAGAGTGGGATGTAACACATAGACCAATGCGAGTAAGATCACCTCGTCCTCGCCAACGCCCTTTTATTGACAAGAGCGCAATTGTGCGATCAAGAACAGAAAAACGGTGCGGAGGATGTGGTAAGACGCTCCCTCTGGAGATGTTCGGTACGGAATTAAAGCGCTGTGATGGGCGCGGAACAACCTGCAGGATATGCAAAAATAACCGCGAGCGGACGCGGCGGCGAGTGAACATGATACCAAAGAAAAGGAAGAACCTACTCATGCGATCTCCGGGCTTTGTTTATTTGATCAAGATGGGCGAATACTTCAAGATCGGTTTTGCCAAAGATCCTGTGCAACGCCTGAGTCAGTTAAGAATTGGGGTACCTGTCCATAATATGATCGAACTGGTGTGCCGGATCAGGACTGAGTATATGAGGTTATTGGAACGTCAACTTCACGAGCGGTTCCAAGATCGTCGTGGTTCTGGTGAGTGGTTCGCGCTCGCGTTGGATGAAGTAGAAGAGATCAAGCGGTTAGCAATTTAACGCCTTATGCCAGGAACCATCACAACCTCGCTCTTGAACTTCCGAGCCACGCCCGATCAGAAGGGCACCATTCAGCGCGCGGCACAGGCGCTGCGCGCGACGCGCTCAGACATCATGCGCGTTGCGGCGCTGGAGTACGCGGCACGAGTGCTTACACGAGGAACCATATGACCTCCACTCCACCCCGCCTGCGTGTGCTCTGGGCGAGCGACGCCCCCTGGGCCCAAAGCGGCTATGCCGTCGAAACCGCCCTCGCCGCCGTGCGCCTGAAAGACCATTGCGACTTCGCCCTGCTCGCCACGTTCGGCCTGCACGGCGGCGTGCAGGAGTGGAACGGCATCCCGGTGTTCCCCGGCGGTGCGGACGCATTCTCGAATGACGTGATCGGCAAGGCCGCGCGGGCGTGGCAGGCGGATATCGTGATCACGCTCAAGGACACCTTGGTATTCAACCCGCAGTCGTTTAACGGCTTCCGCTGGACACCCATGTGTCCCATTGATCACGATCCGTCAACACCCCAGGTGATCGAGCGTGTGCGGCAGAGCTACCGCCCGATCGCCTACGCGCCGCACGGCTTCCGCGCGCTCAGAAGCGCGGGCCTCGACCCGCTCTACGCGCCGCATGCGTTCGACCCACAGGTGTATTACCCAATGCCGAAAGAGGAAGCCCGCGCCACACTCAACCTCGATCCCTCCCTCTTCATCGTCGGCACGGTGGCGGTCAATCGGGGTGGGCTGCCGTCGCGCAAGGCGTGGGTTGAGAACTTGGAAGCCTTCGCCGCGTTCGCCCACGATAAGCCGAATGTCAGGTACTTCGTGCATACCGACCTCGCTGACGATGGCTACGAGGCGGGCATACCGCTGCGCTCGCTCATGGCACAGTTCGGCATCCTTGAGAAGGTGCTGTTCTGCGACCAGGAGCGCTACCGCTACGGCGGC